CCATCCTGAAGATACCGACATGGTCGGCCTCCTATGCTAATCTGATGATTGCGCTACTTGAATCTGCTGTTGGAAACTCAATTTTAAAAGTTCCGTTACTAGCTGTCTTGTCACCACCAAATGCAATTATACAAACAGCATTAGTTGTTCCCGAACCACCATCTGTTGTTGTGTTATAGATCATTGCACCATTTGCAGTGAAAGAAGCAGATGAATAAGTTACATCTGAAAAGTCTGTAAAAGCTGTTGTTGAAGATAAAGATACACCAGAGTTTGTTAAAGTTGCTCCACCTGCAGAATATGCAGAACCAGATGTATTTGTAATTTCTTCTGATGTTGAATAGCCTGTTGTAGCGGCACCTAAAGATGCATCACTATCAAACAATGCAAGTTTAAAAGTGTGTCCACCTGAAGATTCAAAACTGTGTTTACCTTGTAAAAGCTCTTGTTTAAAGCTTGAACATATTGCTGATGTTATTGCCATAATTAATCTCCTACGGGTTTGCTGAGGTTACCGGTATACGAACAGCGCCATCAGTGTAGTCGTCTCTTCGTCTTCTACCAACTTGCTCGTTAGCAAACTTCTGTACCTCTTGTTTATATTTATTTTCGTATAAAGTCAACATATCTACTGGACCTTTTAAATAGCCATATGCCTCTGATAGACAGCAGTATAATAGCCCATTTGGAAAGTTAAGACTTATATAATTAGTGTTATCACCCTCTAAAAGATCAGGGGCTTTATTAAAATGTATTCTAGCTAGATAATTTGTATTTGGTGTAGGAGAAAAAAATATACGACCGGATGTAGTATCAGACTCCCCAGTTGCTCCGCCAAACATGGCGTAGTATTTTGGTTTACCTTGTGCTGCAGCTGTTCCTGTTACATCTTGATATTCTTGTAAATAACTCATGTCTTTTTTTTGTAAAAAAGTATTTGGACCTGTTAAAACAGAATTAGAATCATAAACTTGAATAGCTCTTACAAATACACAACCAGCTGGAGCGTTGATAGTTTCTTGACCTGGAACTAAGTTTATAGACTGTTGTTTTCTATCTGCATCAATAGGCACATCTCTAAATATTCTATATTGTGCGTTTAAAATTATATTTTCTAAAACAGCGTCTGTTAAAACATTAGAATCTGTTTCAGTATAACTTTTAATTTGTGTTTTTAAACCTGATGCGCTTAATCCTGCCATTATGCTACTATCTCCTGACAAAAAGGACAAGATTTTCTAAATCTATTATGTCCTGAACAATGTTTTGGTTTTTCTTTAACCACTAAAACTTCTGGTTCTGGACACTCACATTGTTTAACATTAATTATTTTACAAAATAAATTTTTAAACCATTTAATCATGCTGTTACCGTTACTGGTCCCGCTGATGCAGAACCGCCGCCTCCTGTTTCAGTTATACTAGATGTCGTAGCTGTTGCAAAGGTATATTTATCATCATTTACTCTAGTAATTAAATAACCTGCAGCTAAATTTATAGTTGCTGCAGCCACTCCTCCTACAACAGTTGCATCTCTAAATCTAACTCTATCGTTTGTTGATCTACCATGGTCAGGTTCCTCTACAGTTATTGTTGTAGATCCACTAGTTGTAGTAAATGGATTTAATGGTAAAAGTTTTGGAACTGCTGTCTCTACTCTATCAGGTCTAACATTTCTTAAAGATATGGAATCACCATTCATAGGTTTTGGCTCTAATTGTGGTTGCTTTGGTTCAAACTCTGATACATGCACAAAAGATCCATTCCATTCTCTAACCATTTCTTTGTATGGAAATTCCATACCAGACCTATCTGATATTGCTTTTGCGTATTTTCCTGTTGCGTATTTTGCCATAATTAATTACCTATAGGTTTATCAATATTACCACTTCTTTTTAATGTTAAAGAAACTATATCTTTTATATCCATAGCACCTAATAAAGAATTAAAATCATCAATTGATAAAGGTTCTCCACCTAACTCTCTAACTGCTCTTAAATAATCTTTGTAATCGTTCATTATGTTCCCGGGTAATATGCTTTTGGTGTTATGTGCGTGCTAGAAGCAGAACCATCCTCTGCTAGTGCTCTTGCAAACTCATCCTCGTAAGCTAATTTTGTAGCTTGTATAAGCTGTGGTTGATATTTTTGTGATAAATAATATGCAAGTCCTGATACCATACAAGGCACAAATCTAAATGGTACATCAGTTGCATTCGTATAATCTCCAACATCTTGTATTCTTTTTATAAAAAAGAAATGCATATCTTTAGATGCATTTGTTGAATCTGGTGTTGGATAAATATGTATTGTAACTTTATCTATAAATCTCTCTACCCAATACTGATTAGGTGTTCCTTTAGATAATTTGTTTGAAAATCCTGCATAAGTTGATCTATCTACTTTTGTCATTGGACTATCAGATTGTGTTGTTTGTGTTCTATTAGATCTTAATTGTGCCTCAAGAACATCGGACATACCAAACACACTAGCTGGATCTGTTGTGGTTGCAGAAGTTCCGTCATCACTAGATCTGAAAAAATCATAATCTGCTTGACCTTCTATGAGGTCTAAATTAGTTGAACCTACTTCCCAATAGTGAATACCTCTATTACCCCATTCTTGAAATAGAATATTAAGAGATCTTCTTGCAGATTTAAGTTGATAACCTGCAACAGAATTTAATCCAATACGTTCAAAAGCTTCTTCTATTATTTCATCAATAGCAAAAGTTTTGTCGAACGTTGTTGTTCCCGAAGTAGTATTAGCCATTTAAACTCCTAGCCAGTGTAGCCAATAGTAACAGATGTAGTATTTGTTATCGTAGCATGTAAAGTTGTTTCAAATCTAATACCGTTTCCAGGCATATAGATATCTAAACCTTCTGTGCCAAAATCAGCTTCAAACACTTTATTTCCACTACCGTCACTACTATCTCTTAAAATTAGTTTAGAACTAGCTACTCCCTCACACTGAATGTAAGTGACTCTACATGGACCCATGTTAGTGGTTCCACCAGAAATAGTTTTAACCTGTCCTGTACTAGTTATTGTAGTAAACTTCTGATCTGAACTCATATTTTCTCCTTAAAATTAAAATGTGGGGCCGAAGCCCCACACTAATTAATTATTACGCTATTGTTGCAATAGGAGTTGATAAAGTCTCAGCTCTGTAAGTTGAGTTAGTACCATCATCCTTAATGCAAGTTAATCTTACTCTAGCATTTACTGCAGTTGAGTTAGGTAATGTTAAAG